AAGATGAGAAAGCGTTGCACTGTCCGGTGGAGTCGGCGCTGGTTCAAAGGGTGGGTGGGTGGGATAGGCCCTGTACCTATTTAACGCTGAATAGGGGGGTATACTATCGACAATGATACCCAAGAGAGGGGTGTACAGCACTCTACTCCCACTCTAGCTATATAGATGCGTTTTGGTGTTGGGGTTGCTTTTTTTCTGTCCCTGAAGTATGTTCTAGGTGTGGCTACTGCTGATTTTCATAATAAGAAATTAAAATTTTGTAGGTATTGTAAGGAGTGGGTAACTGAGTATAAGGATAATCAGACGTATTGTGATCCTTGTTGGAAGGTGTATAAGCGCCGTCAGTATCATATTGCTAAGCATAAGCCTCGTTTGATGGTTGCTCAGGGGTCTAAGTGTGCTATTTGTGAGGCTGATTTTACGTATATGGCGACTGGGAAGATTCATGTGGATCATTTGCATGGTGATCGGTATTTGATTCGGGGGTTGTTGTGTTTGCATTGCAATTCTGTGTTGGGGCATTCCTTGGATCGCCCCGATGTTTTGCGGAAGGCTGCGGATTATTTGGAGGTGACTGAGGCTCGTCCTTTGGAAGATATCTTGGAAGAGCTTGATCGTGAGGAATCTATGAGTAAACTTAAGGGTGTATTCTAGTTAAGGAGAGTTATGGCCGTTCATGGCGAAGATAATGCGCTGAGCACAGCTAGGGAAGTTGTTTGGACTGCTACGCAGGCTGCATCTGTTGATCATCCTAATCTTGTTTGGGTTGAGAATGCGGATGGTTCTATTGAGATGACTGTTGGTGGCGCTGATGTTGCTGATGATTCTAAGGGGTTGACGTTGGCTGCTGGTAAGACATTGGGACCTTTTACGTTGACTCAGCCAGGCGAGGAGCTTTATGCGATTGCTGCTTCTGGTACGCCTACGATGAAAATATTCGTGACAGGAGTTTAGTATGCCTAAAGTCGGAGGTAAAAAATACCCTTATACTAAGAAGGGTAAAGCTCAAGCTAAAAAAGCTAGAAGCAAAATGAACAGTGGTAAGAAACGACGATATTAATTATGAGGAGCTTTTGGGGCTTCTTGATTATGCGACACCTGAAGAAACTAAGTATATTGAACATTTGCTTTCGGCACGTGTTGCTCTTGCGTCTCCTTTGGATTATGCCTGCTATGTATCGCCTCAAACAATACGGTACAAGCATGTGCAGGTTGTGTCCGATTATATCCAAGCGCTTTGCGAGTTCAGACTATATCACTCTGGTCCAGGCCCAAAGGCGGATTGGTTCTATCGAACGGAAGAAGGAACGTACCCAGTAGAAGGCCCTGATGAGCTTCGTGTTTTTTTAAGTGGCGAGGAGGGCGGTGGAGTCTTAGAGTTTTTCGGGCTTCATCCTGACACTGGTGAGAGAGTTGTTTTTCGGCTGGGCCTTTCAGCGCCCCCTCGTCACGGCAAATCTTGGATTACTACTTTACATACGCCTGGCTGGTATTTGTCTAGGTGGCCTGATCGAAAGCAGGCTATAGTTACGTACTCTGATGAGTTTTCTTGGGAGTGGGGGGAGCAGATTAATCGTCAGTTGGATGAGAGGAATGGTTTTGTTAAGACTAAAGGGAATAGACAACTCATTCGTGAAACCGAGAAGCTCGGCGAACTCAGGTTTGCCGGTGTGGGTGGGAAGCTTACTGGTACTGGGTATCATTTTGGGCTTATTGATGATCCTTTTAAAAATTCTGAAGAGGCTCTTTCACAGGTAGCTAGGGATTCTAAGGACAATTGGTATGGGTCTGTTTGGTTAACTCGTAAAGAACCTATGGCTGTTGAGGTGGTGATGTTTACTCGATGGCATGAGGATGATCTATCTGGTCGTAGGATCTATGAACCTGAATCGACTATTCCTCGTGAGGATTGGTGCATTTTGGAGATGCCAGCTATTGCATTTGATACAGAGTATTATCCTAGAGAAGATTATAAAGATGTTATTGATAGAAAGCCTGGCGAGGCTCTTTGCCCTGCTCGTAAGACGTTAACTGAGTTAGAACAGATTCGTGAAGACGATCCATTGTGGTTTGAGGCTATGTATCAGGGAAATCCTTCTTTGGAAGCTGGTGGTATCTTATCTCCGCCTTATCATCATTGGACAGATGCTGGTTCTCAGTACCGTTTAGAACTTATTGATGGTGAAGCTTTAATGGTTCCTAAAAGACATTGTGAACGGTATGCCGTTATTGACTTAGCAGCATCGATTAAAACTTGGGCTGACTGGAGTGTGTTGTCAGTTTGGGATTGGCATAGGGATTCACAGAATTTGATCCTTGTTCATGTTGATCGTAGGCGTGTTGAGTCTTCTCGCCATATTACGTGGGCGCAAGGATTGTGCAAACAATGGGATGTTCAAATGTTGGGGATAGAGGAAAGGACTTTTGGGTTGACTCTCATTCAGCATTTTCAGCGTGCCGGTGGGTTCTACGTCCGGCCTCTTTTCCCGAAGGATCGAGATAAGGTCCAAAGAGCCATTCCTTATGGCGCTGGGATAACAAACCAGCAAGTTTGGTTTCCCAAAGCTGCTTCTTGGTTGTATATTTGGGAACAGGAACATAGGAACTTTCCAAATGCAAAACATGATGACATGGTAGATACTGGAGCGTATGCTTGGGAGATGACTCGTTCGATGCCTGCATATGCCCCTGCAAGGAAGAAAGCTCCTACAATAGAAGATCTATGCTGGCAACAGCTAGAAGAAAAAGCAAAAGAACCAGATAGCTGGTCAATTATGATGAGGTAATTATGTTTAGGTTAATAGAAGGTGGAGACTTTGGCATGGAAAGTGCTAATGTTGGGTTGTGCTACGTGACATTCTTGACAAAACAAGATGATGATGCTGGAATTTTTAGAGGTCCTGCAATAGAGGAAGAAGGCTTTTTAGATGTTTCTGTAAGTTGTATAACTGATGCTGCGCAACAAGTGGGGTGGAAATCACCGGAGTCAGTTGCAAAGTTAGAAAAAGAATATCATGATCTATTAAAAATCCATACAAAATTAACTAAAGACTATACAAAGTTGGAAAAAGCGCTAAATTTAGTTAAGGAAGTTCAAAAGAGTAAATAATGGCAAAACCTAAAACAGAGGTAGAAGAAATATACGAAGAGTCCGTAAAGCATATTATGGGCCCTCTTCGCAGTTACTGGTTAAATCATGCGTTTGTTCGTGGTTTACAATGGCTACGTTGGAATACGGCAGTAACTCGTTTAAGTGAACAGGTCGAAGATAGAGACAGGATACAAGCTGTCTTTAATAAAATGCGAGCAAACCAACGCACAATAATAGCTAATCTAACTCAAAGAGAGCTTAAGTTTGAGATCACTCCTACAGGTCCAGATGACGAATCCATTAGAGCTTCACGTTTAGGAGAAGCGATCTTAAGAGATTTACATAATTCTCAAAGATGGGAAGTCATTAGAGAAGAACATATGGCTGGCGTTTGCAAAGGTGGGACTGGGGCACTAATGGTTGAAATAGATCCTGATTCTAAAATGCCTACTGTAAAGCCATTGTCTTTAGCTGAGTTTATGGTAGAGCCAGGCTCTAGAAATGCTGAGACAGCTCGTTGGTGTATCAAAGTTGAGGCTCTTCCTCCTAAAACTGTTAAAGCACTTTTTGGGATGCGGAAAGAGCCACCTGCTGATGCCCATGCAGGTTTAGCTCCTTTTCAACATAGGATGCTGCATCATAGTTGGGGCAGCAATAGCACAATGCCAGAACTTACAAAAGTTCTTACGTATTATGAACGTCCAATAGGTAAGAGCAAAGGTGGTTTTCAAGTTGTCATTGATGGGAAAGTCGTGCAAAAAGGTGCATGGCCGTTTCCTTTTGAGGACCGTTTGAATATTACCGTTGCACGTGAAACTGTTGAGGAAAATCAATGGTGGGGCACTACCTACATGGATGACGTGCGTAAGGTTCAAGTTATTTTAAATGGGATATGGTCAGGTATAGCTGAACACGCTAAAGAACTTGGCACTATTCGGGCTTTGTTCCCTGCTAGTGCTGAACCGTTTGTAGAGGAAATGACGGATAAGCCAGGTTTTCAACCTTGGCCTGATGGTGTGGATTTGCCCGAATATCTTGAACAACCACAGATGCGACCTTGGTATGAACAAGTTATAGATAGAGCAAGTATGATGATTGATGACATTATGGGAGTGCATGATGTTTCTCGTGGATTAGCACCTCCTAACATTGAGTCGGGAACTGGATTATCCATCTTGGCAGAAAATGACACGTCTCCCACAGGTCGTCTGATAAAGGAGACGGCTCGATGTTGGAGGGAAGTAGCCCAAATGTCTTTGCAGGTTTACCAAAAGACGCAAAACAAAACAAGAACGATTACTGTCGATACAGGTTTTGGGCCTGAAAGGTTTCCTCATAAAGGATCCGATTTATCTGCAGAGTTTGATGTAAGGCTCCCTCCAGAAGGAATTACCCCTCGATCTCGTATAGGCATGATTCAACAAGCTGATAAAATGCTTCAACTAGGACTAATTCAA